CTCCACTTGGAGTTCAGCGACATTAATATTGTTAATGATCAGGACTATGATGTACTGATCCTAGGTGGTGATATTTGCATCGCCCAGGATCTGCACGATCATCATGCCGCTGACTTTAATCCATATAGCAGTGGAGCATTGGCAGATCTTAGCCGTAAGATGCAACGGGTCGCTCGTTTTCGCGACTTCTTTAAGCGTTGTAGTTTTCAGTTTCCTCATGTGATCTACATCATGGGCAATCACGAATTCTATCACGGTAAGTTTTACAGTGCCATTGATTACATGCGTGACGAGTGTGCCAAGTATCCCAACATTCATATGTTGGAACAAGATACTTACATTATTCAAGATAGGAATAAAGAAACAGGTGAAGTAACTGATGTTGTGTTTGTGGGTGGAACATTATGGACTGACATGAATCGTCGAGATTCTTTGACCATGCATGCTATCAAAGATATGATGAACGACTTTAAAATTATTCGTAATGAAAAGCGTGAGTATGCGGCTATGAGTCCGCTGGATGTTGCTATTAGACACGACAAGACGCTGGGCTATATCAAACACATTGTTCAAGAACACAAGGACAAGAAGTGTGTGGTGGTAGGCCATCATGCTCCCAGTTTTAAAAGTGTGCATGAGCAATACGCAAGTCAGACACTTATGAACGGTGGTTATGCCAGTGACCTAAGTGAGTTCATTTTGGATCACCCACAGATTGTGCTGTGGACACATGGTCACATGCATCAGCCGTCTGATTATGTGATTGGTGAAACACGAATTGTATGCAACCCCCGTGGTTATGAAAACGACGGCTACAGTGAAAACAGTGGCTGGAACCCCGATATTTTATTGGAGATTTAAATGAGTGAAGAAACTAAAGAACTAAGCGTACCGCAAATGCTTCGTACAACTGGTGAAAATACCGCTGACTTTATGAAACGAGTTGCCGAACATGTTGATGAATTAGAAAATAGAATTTCTATGTTACAAGAACGTATTGTTGAATTAGAAAATGCCGCTAAGTGAATCCAATATGAAACGTTTTAAACTTTGGCTTAAAAACGTATTAAAACAGGAAAATGTATCGGTTACATTTACTAAAAAAGATGGTAGTGAACGTGTCATGCGGTGTACTACTAATCCAACATTTATTATGTTTAAAGATCCTGCTAGTGTAGAATCTAAATCAGAACGTAAAGTAAATGACGATGTAATGCCTGTGTTTGATTTAGATGCCAACGCTTGGAGAAGCTTTCGTTGGGACAGTATTAAAAATGTAACTTTTACATTTAATCGTGGAGATAAAAATGGCTACAGTACTGAGGCACAGTGATACTTGTCAAATCAAAATGGCAAAGAGTGCTAAGATGACCGAAGCGGTTGTGCAAGATTTTGAGGACAAAGTCTTACTCAATGTAATTGTCAACAAAGCAGTTAAAATTAGTATGAAATGGAATGGTAAATGTTATGAAGGACGAAATGCTGGAATGGATTTTGAAAGCGACGGACCGGCTGTAATACGCACTAAAACCGCATCAAGAGGTTAATGTGATTGACTGTTTAATTATTGGGGATAGTATTGCTGTTGGTACTAAACAATTTAGACCCGATTGTGTTGCTGTTGCCAAGGGCGGAATTAATAGTTGGCAATGGCGCAAACAATACCTTGAAGGTGATAAAGGTGCATTGCCACTTGCTGAGACATTAATCATTAGTCTCGGATCAAACGATCACAAAGGTGTTAACACACGAGAAGAAATTTCCGCTATCCGTTCAAAGGTATTGGCCAAGCGTGTCTATTGGATTCTACCGGCAATCAAACCAGAAGTCCAAGCAATTGTGCGTGAAGTTGCAGGAGGATTTGGAGATACAGTATTACCAATTACACGCCTACAACCGGACGGCATTCATCCAAGTTGGGCAGGCTATAAAGAATTAGGAGAGAAGGCAAAATGAAAATTGGGTTAAGTTACAGCCGTTGTATTTTAGACATTGTGGAAGGACGGGTAAACATAGACGATGTATTGGTATTAATTACTCGTACAGACTTTGATCCTCGAGATGACGACCAATGGGCCGGAATTTGGTCAGGTTACTGCCTCGGCGGATTAAGCAACCCTGAATGGGGAAACTATGATTACCATAGTAAAGACGACGAAGATAAATTTCGTAGCGTAAGCATTATGATCTACGAAGATGGCAAGATGCATCAGCCTCGACAATTTGGTGCGCATCCACGCCGCCGACCAGAAATTTGGTTAGAAGCAGTTTTACCAAACAGTGAGCTAGAGACCAATCCAGCCGCTAAAATGGCTTGGGAAAAGTTCCAAACTATTGCATCACTTTCGAGCGTCGAATTGGATGACAAGTATCAGTAATGAGCATATAATACTATTAATGAAACTTCATTGATAGGCAAATATGTTTTTACTTATTATTACAGCAGGTGTCATACTAGCAATATTTTTGCCGGTACTAAGGTTCCTGATAGGTTTACTAATTATTTGGACATTTTTCTCATTGTTCGATCATAGTAACTCTGCGGCAACTGTAGTTCCGACTACTGAATATTTTCGTGAAATTTCTTACGAAGATCTAAAAAAATATCCAGTAAGTTGTGATAAAAAAGATCAACAATTAGCTGAGCTAACAAAATTACAGCGTTCAAAGAATTTTAATCCCGATCCTGAAAAATTAGAAGAATCGGATCGTATTTTTAATAGCAGGCTCAAGGCTACTATTTGGTGGTATACCTATAGTTGTGTGCAATCATGAAAACACTAATACTATTGTCTTGTTTGGTTAGTAGTTTTGCCATGGCAGAATGTAATGTAAAAGTAGCCAGTCAACTGACAAACGAACGCCAAGTAGGACCAATTACTAATTTAGTAAAAGATACTAAAATTATGGGCCAATGTACTGTAGAATTTGATATGGATGTAGACGGTAAAACATACCATTTGAGAGAAACTGAAAAAGGTTGGGAAAATCCCGAAAGCCTTTGTTACTATGCCCGAGAACGAGCACGTAAGAATCTTCTTATGGATATGCCCGGACGGTTCAAAACCGAAAGTGTTACTAGTTGTAGAGAAGGTGAAACGGTACCTGCAACCCTTAAAAAAGGTAATACAATTTTAGAAACAGAAGCACCGTTTGGATCAAATAAAAAATACTTTACATATCGCAATAGTCGTTGCCGTATGTTCCAAGAACACTTAGTTGTAGATAGGCAATTAAAAGTCTTCAACGGTGTAATTTGCCAAGTTGATAATTCAGATACAAATTGGCTAATTGTGGATAAATGGTAGGTTGACTTTAACGTACCATTACGTTATAATTAAATTTTAACACACAGAGAGGGTTATATGAAGGCATTTATTTTAGGCACAGTCTTTGGACTAGTTCTAGCAACAGTTGGATTTTCCGGCATTGCTAAAATGTTGGACAAGGGTGTAGACACAGTTAAGACACAAAGTACGGAGTTGGCAAAATGAAAACAGTAGTAGCATTGATTTTAGTAACAAGTCTTGCCGCTTGCTCAACAGTAGCAGGTGTAGGTAAGGATCTCCAATCGTCTGCAGAATGGACTAAAGAAAAGATTTCAAAGCCATCCGTGGATCTTAACAAAGGAAATTAAAATGAAAAATAATTTTAAGACACTAGTATTGACTTCAACCCTTGCACTTCTTGGCACCAATGCTAGCGCACAGATTTTTGGATCTACTTCGGACGCATACGAACGCCGAGCAGATGCTGAACGCCAGCGTCAAGAAAAATATGTAGATAATGCTATTAGCAAGGCTCCTGAATGGATGTATAAATTGCCTTCAAGCAACAATGCTGTTTACGCATCCGGTACCGGTGTAAGCTACGATATGGCCATGGCCGATCATAAAGCTAAATCCGATGCTTATGGTAAAATTTGTATGACAGCTGGCGGAACAGCTAGCCAAAGTACTAAGATTTTTAAAACTGATACTGAAAAAGCCAGTACCGACAATACAGAACTTGCTGTTCGCACAGCCTGTCGTGAAGTCAGCTTACTTGGCGTAGAAGTTCGAGAAGTCAAACATATTGCGGAAGGAAATCGTTTTCGGTCGTATGTATTGATTGTGTTGCCAACAGGTGATGCCAATGTATTGAAAATTGGTAAAGAAGTACAACGACAAAAAGAAGTTGCATTGACTCGAGAAGAACAAGCATTTAAAGAACTCGATCGAGACCAAGTTACAGTAACACCAATTCCTGCACCGCAAACACTATCCCCTAGTGAGCAAATTGCTCCCGCTAAGTCAGATAAGGTTAGCGTAGTTACTCCAACTGGAAACGGCACACTAAATCTACTTCCAGTAGATAATGCTGAGTATCGAGCCAAGCGGGAAGCTGCACTACAAAAACCTGGTGCTGTAGTTGGCCAGGTGACTATTAGTAATTAATATGATTAGAGAATTTATTAAAATTGTAGAATCAATTGAAGGTATTACCGACAATTGGTTCAAACATGATGGCTTTGAAACTTACAAAAAGCCTGCCAAAGAAAAGTACGAAATTGCTGATTCAGATGGGCAAATTGAAACACTCGAAGGTCCTGTAAACTATAAGGCAGGCTATTATATCTTAACAGGACCAAAAGGTGAACAGTACCCAATCCCTCCGCACAAGTTCCAAGAACTTAAAGATGATCACGGCCACGGTGTTTGTACTCCTAAAAAGATTATGAAGATTGCTAAACTTGCAGATCATTCCGGAAGTGTTGACACCAGCTGGGGAGAGAAGCTACACTATAATACAGGCGAAGATGTTATTGTTCGTCACGGTACAAATGACTACGGTGTAGTTAAAAAAGACATCTTTGCTCAAACATACGATACATCAAATTTTAAAGGATAAAGATGCCAAATTTAGTACCAATGGTTATTGAGCAAGAAGCTCGCGGAGAACGTAGTTACGACATTTACAGTCGCTTACTAAAAGATCGAATTGTCATGCTAGACACCGATGTTAACGAACATAGTTCCAGTTTGTTAGTGGCACAATTACTTTTTTTAGAAAGTCAAGGAAATGAAGACATTACCTTTTTTATCAATAGTCCGGGCGGAGTGGTTACAGCTGGCATGGCTATTTACGATACTATGCAATTCATTAAGCCTGATGTTTGCACAGTCGTCATGGGCCAAGCCTGTAGTATGGGAAGTCTGCTTGCTACTGCTGGTGCTCCTGGCAAGCGTAAAATGCTACCAAACGCTCGACACATGATTCATCAGCCCTCGGGCGGTGCAGGTGGGCAGGCTACAGACATGGAAATCCAAGTCGAAGAGATTCTTAAAATGAAGAAGAATTTGACACAGATCTATGTTAACCATAACAGCAAGGGCAAAACCTACGAGCAATTCAAATACGACATGGAACGAGACAAATACATGAGTGCGCAGGAAGCCTTGGAATACGGGTTGATTGACGAAATCATAACAAAACGTCCATAATATGCGTATATAACGGTACGCCCTAGTATACTATAAATATACTTACTAGGAGTGTGCCATGACTCAGCTACCATTTGATTGGTCGGAATTAACCCGCAGTAATCTGTACTCTATGTTCTATTCACTCAATAGTGAAATAGTGGGCAAAGAGTTGAGCCCCAGCCAAATACAAAAACGCATTATTAGACATGTCAAAGCGCATATACCTCTCAAACTGAAAAAGTGCATTTATGCACCTACCACTCCAGGTTTTGTTTTTATGGGAGGAGTATATTACAGCGATTTGGATCGAAAAAAATTGCCTGCTATAGAAGTCAATTTTAATTACAATCCTGCTGACAAGAAACTTAAACTTACCCAACATCGATTTAAGCGCATGGCTGTGAGATTTGCCGATGTGGTACTACATGAGATTGTGCATCAACGTCAGTTCCGTAGCCGAAATTTCAAAAATATTCCTGGATACCAAAGCACAGCTGAATATGCCAAAGAACGCAAAAAACAAGAGTACTATGGGGATCGAGACGAAATGGGTGCCCATGCTTTCAATTGTGCCTGCGAGTTGATTGATCGATTTGGTTACGACCCCACAGCAATAGGTTACTATCTAGATTCAAATCAATGTCGACGACATAAAAATTCCACTTGGAACGATTATTTGAAAGCATTTGATTGGAATCACAATCATCCAATCATACGCAGAATGAGAAATTTGATCATGCGTAATTTGGAAAATGCCTACTACGGCAAGCCATTTAAGACCACAAACCACTTGACATACTGATAATTACACTGTACAATATACACTTGTACAGTTAATCATTGGAGTTAAAATGAGTGTTTGCGCAAGTCATATCTGGGCTTTAGAAAGTCATCCAAGTCGTTTGAACAAAGAAGCAATTATTGAAGCTATTGCCCAAGAAGGAAATGACGAATTCTTTCACGGTTGTCGTCTTGCACTTGATCCAATGATTACGTTTGGACTTAAACAAATTCCGGAGAAAACAGATGAAGATGGCCCTGGCTTACCTTGGGATAGTTTTACTCTCGCTCTTACTGGCCTTGTTACTCGCAATGTCACCGGCAATACAGCACGTGATATGATTCAGGCCATGATGAAGTCAGCTACCAAAAAAGAATGGAATGGTTGGTATCGTAGAATTTTAATCAAAGACTTGCGCTGTGGTGTAAGCGAAAAAACAATTAACAAAGTAGTGGAGAAGAAATATGCTGACTATGCTATTCCCGTATTTGGTTGTCAGCTTGCTCATGATAGTGCTAATCATGAAACTAAAGTCGCCGGCAAGAAACTTATCGAAGTTAAACTTGACGGTGTCCGTGTTATCACTATCGTTCGTGCTGATGGTCGGGTGGACATGTTCAGTCGCAATGGTAAAGAACTTGCTAATTTCCCTCACATAGCACAACAAATTTCAAACGTGGTCCAACTAAAAGGCTCCAGTAAAAGTATGGACTTAGTGCTAGATGGAGAAATTATGTCTAGTAGTTTTCAAGATTTGATGAAGCAAGTACACCGTAAGGACAATATAGAAGCAGGAGATGCCGTGCTTAACTTGTTTGATGTGTTGCCATTAGAAGATTTTGAGAAAGGTATCTACAACAAAGATCAAACTACTCGCAGTAGCATGGTTAAGTTTTGGGTTGAGCAGAATCAAGACATGTTGCCTAATGTAACTTATGTTGCCAACGAACTTGTTGATTTGGAAACACCAGAAGGATATGCAAGATTTAAAGAAATTAATCAACAAGCTGTACTTGGTGGGTACGAAGGCATTATGATTAAAGATCCAGAAGCTCCTTATGAATGTAAACGTAGTGTTGCATGGCTGAAGTTGAAGCCTTTCATTGAAGTATCATTGGAGGTTGTAAATGTTGAAGAAGGTACAGGAAAAAATATTGGTAAACTTGGTGCATTTGTGTGCGAAGGTGTTGATGACGGTAAAGCAATACGTGTCAACGTTGGATCCGGTTTTACTGATAGTAATCGTGATGATTATTGGAATAACCGTGCAAACGTGCTTGGAAACATTGTCGAAGTAAGAGCGGATGCTATTACACAAAACCAAGACGGTACATATAGTTTACGTTTTCCAAGATTTAAGGGTTTTAGAGGTTTTGAAATTGGAGAAAAGTTATGACAGCAATTACTAGTGTTACAGCACAAAATCTCAAATTGTATCAGCAATCTGAAATTAGAAAAATAGACAAGCGTCACGAAGAATTAGTTTTAGAAGAACGACGAATCAAGTACGACAAAGAAGTTAACGAACAAAAGCGCATTGAGATGGCACGACGAATGAACTGTGCCGTAGGACAAAATATAGACAGGATGGCCTGAATGCAAATAACTAGCAAAACAACCAATATTAGAACTATACGACAAAGTGATCCTAAGTTTACACTAACTGATGGATTTGTAACTTGTCCAAGAGCAGGATTTGAAATAAGTAATCGCTGTCCAGAAAATTATAAAGATCTTATTTTAGAATGTATTAATCATGGTTGGATTAAACCAGTGGCCCATGTATATGGAAAAGAACTAACAATGGATGCAATGAGATGACAAACCCTTTTAGAGATCAAGAAAAATTTATGCGGGCCTGCGATCAGACAGTAGGCACACACAACGAAGATCAATACAAATTGTATCTTAATTTAATTAAAGAAGAAATGGAAGAGCATAGTGTTGCATTTGCAACTCGCGATGCTGTAGAAGAATTAGATGCACTTATTGATATTTTAGTCGTTACTATTGGTGCTATACATAGTGCGGGTTTTGATGCCGAAGGTGCTTGGAAAGAAGTTATGAAAACAAATTTTGCCAAGATTGATAAAGATACTGGTAAAGTTCGTAAACGTGAGGACGGTAAGGTATTAAAACCTGTAGGCTGGACTCCGCCTGATTTAAAATCGTTTGTTAAATGATGTTTTGGTTTAAGTCTAATACTATTAATGTAGACTGCTTTACCGGCAGACAGTATGTTCACGACTTTTATCCGATTGATAATACTAACAAATTTTTCCCCGATTGGTGGAAGGTGTTGGATAAAAGCTATCCAGATGAGTCGGGTATATTCCCACAGTCAACTATTAAAGGTTGTACAGGATTTAATCAGTTTTTTAACAACGGAATTACCATTCCTTTATGGAGTGAGATGGCGATTGGATTGACGGTTAATCGCCAGTTTGGTTTACAGTTTGCTGATGGTATATCAGCCGCTGGCCATCATGCCTTTAGACAGATGGAAGGCTATTTAAACCCGAATGAATATTCACATTTAAAAATTCAAACTCCGTGGTTAATTGAATGCAAGGAAAATATCAACTGGATGTGGGTTCAGAATACATGGGGATTTAGAAATCCGGGAAATTTTATCATACCCCCAGGTGTAGTTAATTACAAATATAATTCCACAACTGATATTAACATGTTTTTTAGTTTTCAAAATCTTCGAGAAAATCTTTTGATTAAAGAAGGAACTCCTATGGTTAATATTGTACCAATGGATGATAGGAGTGTAAAAGTACATGTGCATAAACTCAGCGAAGAAGAGTTTATGAACAAAAGAGAGCGTTTAATTCCTACGTCGTTTCTTAATAAGTACGGAACGACAAAGAATCTCATAAACAAATACGAAAGTAAATGCCCGTTTGGGTTTAAAAAATAAAATGGCACATCACACTAACTACTGGAGTTGTACTCCTTTCGCAGACTGGATCCGAGGTACTAAGAAATTGAGTGCAGGAACAGCCGAAGAATGGGACGACTGGACAACCACAGCTCAAATGAAACACAATTTCCGTTACTGGCTAGCAGAAGAAGGGCTCGGCCATCTACAAGATTTTGTAACTTGGCCTGTAAGGAAACTCTATGATATCAAGTATTATATTAATAATCGGTGGGTTACTCGGACTCATAGTCTTACTGCTCATGTTCGCGATATTCGTCCTGGCAACTGGTGCGATGTTGGGAATCGATTCTTGCCATGTTTGTTTAATGAACTTGTTGACTTTGTTGAAGTAGAACAAGCATGGAGTCACATTGCCTGGGGTGATGAAAAAGATAAAGCCAAATATAATGCACCATTCTGGGCCACAGGTTGGTTCCGCTGGCGTACATGGCGTTGTCCGCAAGCAGGCCTTGATCACTTAGACTGGGCCATGACACTAACTAATAACGACTGGTGTGGGCCCGAACATCCTGACTATGGCAAACCAACTGGTCAAGCACTACGTGCCAAGGAAATCAAAGAACTTTACAATTGGTGGACTGTGACCTATCGTAACCGACCCGATCCATACGAAGCCAGTGGTTGGACTGCGGCCTGTGAAGCAAGTCGTATTGCCAATGGTGGCAAGCTAAATTGGGGGCAGGAAAAAGATCCTGCTGTTAAAAAGGCTAGCGACAAGGCGCATAAGTTGCTTCAAAAGATTGAAGCGGCATATGAAAAAGAAGATACCGATATGATGATTCGACTTATTAAAATTAGAGACGCACTATGGACTTGAGATAACTAGTATATTATAAGGTTTTCCATGGAACACAAATATATACGGTTAGAACATTCAAACAATTCGCACGAAGATTGGTTTGTAGTCAATTGGTGCTTGGGCAATACCTGTAACTATAGTTGCTCGTATTGTCCTTCAGCACTGCACGATGGATCAAAGTATTGGCCTGATCCTAGCGTAATTAAAAATTTCATTGCTCGTGTAAAAGATCAATATTTTCATAAAAAAATATATTTTGAATTCACTGGTGGTGAAGTCACAATGTATAAACATTTTATTGAAATTTGTCAATTTTGTTCTGAGATGGGTGTCAAAGTTGGTTTAATCAGTAATGGATCACGCACACTAAGATACTGGGAAGAAAATAAACAATACTTTGATCATGTATGTCTTAGCTTTCATCCAGAGCATGCTGACGATAAACACTTTATTGACGTAGTTAAATTATTAAACAACGATGTACGCACTCACGTTAACATAATGATGAGTCCTGAAAAGTTTGATCATTGTTATGCTGTAGCAAATAAAATTAAAAATTTAGGCAATATTAGTATGGCCTTGCAGCCATTGATCCACGACTTTGGTGATACACTCTATGATTATAATGATTTTCAAAAGAGAATATTTGATAAGCAACACGAATTAATCAGTAAACATATTAAATTTACCAAGACATTTGATTATTACAGAGGTGCTATGCGTGTAGTATATCCTGACGGTACTAGCCAAGTATCAAGTGCGCATAGGTTCATTAGCGAAAAAATCAATGACTGGTCTGGCTGGAAATGCTATGCTGGTATTGAGCAATTGATTGTTGATATGGATGGTTCAATTTATCGAGGATGGTGTAAAGAGGGTGGTGCTGTTGGTAAAATAAACGACGTAGATTTAACTCTCCCAACTGAGCCAATAGTGTGTAGCAAAAATATGTGTCATTGTAATTTTGATATTATGAGTACTAAGGAAAAGTAATGAAAAAGAGATTTTGCATTTTAGGGTTACCGCGTAGTGGTAGTCAATTACTGGCCACACTGCTTGAAAGTTCAACTCGTAACATGGCAAACCTATACGAGCCATTTACTCATAATTTAGAAACTAGAGTAAAAATAAACGATGATAACACTCTTAACTATTACGATGATACTAGCTCAATTTCTATAGAAGAACGTGTTGAAAATGTGCTATTAGCATTAGAGAATGGTGACAAAAATCAATCACTTGTGGTAAGATTTTTTCCTTACAGTAATATCCCTAATCATAAAGAAATTATTAAAAGAATAGAAAAATGTAATATAGAATTTGTAGTGTTAAAAAGACAAGATATAGAAGCTCAAATACTAAGTTACGGACTAGCATTATCCACAGGTGTGTGGCACGAATTTACAGCATCTGACTTACCCGATGATTTAGAAATACATCACTTTGAAGAAATGGCTTGGTTATACGAACAAAATAAGAATTTTGATAATTGGTTGAAATCGCTAGATATAACTTACACTACTATACACTATGAAAATATAGTAGCAGAACTATTTGAATACATACAACGTCCAATATATCGCGGGAAAATAAATGATCAACTAAAAAAGAGAAAAACTGAACAGCTATGGGATAAAGTAGCTAACGCTGTAGAGCTTAAAAGTTTTATACAATCATTAAAAGATGACACTTATATTAGATAATCATGCCCTTACCATTACAACCAGAACATTTGAAAGATGCTAAACTTTTTGCTCACAGGCGTAACCTTATTGATAACCTAGTAGGATCTGGCATAAAATCTATTGCCGAGTTAGGTGTTGCTTATGGTGATTTTTCCGAATATATGATAGAAACATTGACACCTAAAATATTCGGAGCATATGATATATTTAAACTACATAATGCAAATGTTTCATTTAATGGAATACCTGCCATTGAAAAATTTAATGGGTCAACACACAGTGATTTTTATTACAATCGACTAAAAAATAAATTTGGTGACACCGTAGATTTGCAGATATTTGAAGGAGATAGTTCTACTAATTTACACAAATACAAAGGCACTTATGATTTGATCTATATAGACGGGGATCATTCATTAAAAGGTATTTGGAAAGATACCAAAGCTGCCCAAGCAAAGCTATCGCCCGGAGGAAAACTAATTTATAACGATTATATGATGTACGATCATAGAAATAAAGAAGATTACGGGACCGTAGAAGTAGTAAATTGGTTGTGTGTAAAAGAGGGTTGGAAGATAACTGGTATGGCATTACAAAACGAAATGTATTGTGATGTAATGTTAGAAAAAATTTAATGCTGAGGCTGGTTTAATTTACTGTGATTGTTTACATTTATTGCCCAATACTTTTTATCAAATACTCTGTTAACAATATTATTGTCAAATCCTATTTCTATTAAAGATTTTTGAATTTCAGAAATACAGTCATCAGATTGATCTCGTATAAAAAATCTATGAAATCCTATGATTTTAATGTTATTGTCAGTAAGGCACGATCTAAACATTTCTATTGTATAATTTCCCCAAAAAGTAAATGAAAAAGATTTAACAGATGTATTAAAATCAAAATTACTATAAAATCTATACAATATAAATTCACTTATTCCTGCTGGAATTGTAAGTCCATTGTGAACATAATCAAAAAGTAATTCTAGCTTAGGATGATTGTTTAGTATTTCTTTTACGATTGATGTTTTCATTCGAAAGGGAGTTGTTGGTTCCCAAAAATGTGTTGGTTTTTTACCAGTTATATTTTCTAATAATTCTATCCAATCGGGCCAGTATCGATATTGTTTCTGTCTCTCATCTATAAAAGCATTCCCCTCATGTTGAGGAGATTCAGATAACCTAGTTGGCTTGATGAAGAAATTTTTAGTATCCAATACCAAGTAGGAATCACTATCAATGCGATCAACAATTAATAATTTTAACATCTGCTGATCAATCCAATTTTTATGCCCGGGTGTTAGTAGATTTTCACTCAGTGTCTTCTTATAAGAGCGTGTATCAAAAAACCGCAACTGGCAAGGCCCGGTATAATACGGACTTAATGCATCGACCCATTCTTGTATTGGTTTACTAGAAGTTTGTATTACAACCCAGTGTGTGGATCTATCTAATAAAAATTTATCAATACTCTGTGCTTGCATCAACATCATGTCAAAGTCTCTGTCACAAGTAACTGTTACAATGTGATTCACTTTCTGTCTCCAAACAAAATATAGTCTTCCTTTGTGTAACCCTCCATAACTTCGCTTCCGCTAGTTGAATTTGGCTTACTATTTTTATTATCTAAGCCGCCACGGATAGGTACTACTGCCCAAGTACAAAAGTCTATAAAATTCGGAAGAGTTTTGAGTTCTTCTTCTAAACTTAATGTTTCTTCTCTATTATGTGGTGCCATCATGAATTTTATTTCCAGATGACCTAACCCACCGTTATTGGCTTTTTCGTCTGCAATAGCTTCTACTACACGAACGAACTTTGCACGATCATAAAATTCAAAATGTACACTTAAATTTAAATCACCATAGTGTATGATTTCTCTGTAGTAGTCCGGTAAACGACTTCCGTTACTATGCAAACTAACATGATGTCCCATGGCGTTTAGATAACGCAACCAGTCTAAGAAATCTTTATTAACCGTTGGCTCGCCGCCGCTAATGATAAAGTTAGCTGCTTCACCTTTGGTGAATTTCTCTTCTATCAGTGCTGTAGCTTTCATTAGTTCTTCTAGCGATTTGTGCGGATCGGTATTATTGTGTATCCACGGCCAGCAATAACTACAATCATAATTGCAACGACGACCTATTTCCCAATAAACTTGTTTTTGATTACTTGCATGAGTTCTTTCCATAGCAACAAAATCAGTTAGGGTATCATCACGTAGCTCAATTTCAGTTTCTAACCCAGCACCTCTACGAAGTAATGGTTTAAATTCAATTTTATTAACTTTTGGAATAAAGAGGTCGGCGCCGCAACTACAAACATTACGTTTGCAATCAATCCAATCATCGGGCACACGAAAGTCTTCAAATACATTTCCTAATTTGCCGCCTACACGACAACTGGCTGTCCAAACGTATCCATCCATATCAACATATAGACTGTCAACGCCTGCGCCACATTTCCAATTTGGTAAGAAGTTTAGCTTGTCCCCAACCAATTCATCAGTACTCCAATCACGCCATGCACCATTTTCTGCATAAGTTCTAATTGGTTTTCCAGGTGTAAAGTCCATAATTTTCCTTGTGACATATTTATAGGGTTGCATATTTCTTAAAAAAATTATTGACTTTTCTTATTTGAATATATAACATACTTAAACAGGATCATTGAATGTATAATTTAGGTTATCTTTTTAAACCGTCAGAAAAAACAGCAATAATAACCGATAGAGAGTATAGCTATACTGAGCTCGACAACTTAGCCAACGGCTTTACTGTAGGACTTTCTGGGTATAAACGTGTTGGAATACTAGCAAATAATTCTATTAATTTTGTGGCGGCCTATTTAGGTATACTACGGGCAGGTGCAACTGCAGTTTTAATCAGCACTAAACTACCTCAAACAGTTCGTGAGTACATTATAAAAGATAGTCAATGTGAACTCGTACTAACAGAAGACAACTTTTTTAATTTTTTTAAAATAGGTACCCCAGATAAAATTAGCATGGATGAAAATTCTCCTGCTATTATACTTTACACATCTGGCTCTACAAAAATGCCAAAGGGCGTAGTAATACCTCATAAACGTCTATGGACTATAAGTCAAAAAGCTAAGGATCCATTAATGCCTAAAAAACGTATGCTAATAGCAGCTCCTTGCTATCACATGAATGGGTTATCTAATCTAGAAGTAGGACTAGCTGGCAATGCTACAATAATACTAATGAGTCAATTTGAAGCTAAATCTGCTGTAGAAGTTATTAAACAACACAAGGTCAATTTTATAACTTCAGTTCCTACTATGATTGCTTTGTTATTACAAGAAGACGTTTCTAAACTTACGACCATTAGACATATTGCCATGGCTAGTGCTCCAGTTAGCAAAACTTTATATAGTTTTATTAAACAAAAATTTCCTAGTATATCCATATCAATAGCATATGGTAGTACAGAAGCAGGTCCTGGGTTGTTTAGTAAACATCCGTGGTTACCCACTCCTGAAATGAGTGTAGGGTATCCGGCTACAGGAATAGATTATAGACTAGACAATGGAATATTAGAAATCAAAAGTCCGTCTATGATGACTAGTTATAGTAATGGGGACACTAGATTTACAAAAGATGGATATTTTATCACTAATGATATATTTGAAACAGATGCCGCAGGTTTTTATTATTTTGTGGGACGTGCCGATGATATGTTTGTCAGCGGTGGCAATAACATATATCCTAGGAAGATTGAAACTATATTAGAAACACACCCTTGTATAGTAGAGTCGGCGGTTATTCCTTTAGAGGACGATATAAAAGGTGTTAAACCTTATGCATTTGTAACTATTAAAAATAATACAACAGAAGATGAAATCAAAACACATATTTTGAAAACATTGTCTTACAATGAATGTCCGCGTAAAATTTGGATTTTAGATTCTATGCCTCTTACTGGCGTTAATAAGATTGATAAAAATAAACTGATCGAACAAGCGCGGATATATACATTGTGAATAAAAATATTAATTTAACGGACTTGTAATATGTTCCAACGATTGAATAATCTCCAAGGTCAAGTTGCTGTCATAACAGGCGGATGCGGACAAGTGGGTTATGCTACCGCCCAACGATTGTCACAGCAAGGAGCCACAGTAGTAGCACTGGTTCGAAAAGATATAGATAGTGCCATGCAAAAAATGCAAGCACTATCTGGCACAGCAATTTTAGCAGATATTACCAATTCAGCTGATTTGACATTGGCGGCTGCAATGATCAAAAAACAGTTTGGTCGTTGTGATATTTTAGTTAACAGTGCAAGCATTACAAAAAATGTGTTGCCTTCAAATTTGGATGCGCTCACAGATGAAATATTTGATAGTATTGTAACAACTAACCTGCGTGGAGTATTTGCTACAATACGTGCATTTGCTCCTATGCTTAAAGAAACCAAAGATGGATTAATAGTTAATATTTCCAGTACCAGTGCTGAAGGTGCAAGTAATAGCAATATAGCATACGGTTGTAGCAAAGCTGGAATCAATCAACTGACTAAAACTTTGGCAAAAGCACTTGCTCCTGAAATTCGTATTGTAGCGGTGTCTCCCGGTTTTATGGTAGAGCCAACTAGTGGTGCTGTTAAAGGTCCAGGTGTTAACGAAAAGATGGCAGAATCCAGTCCGTTAAAGCGTATTGGGTATGCAGATGATATTGCTAGTACTATTGAAGCGTGTTGTACACACATACGATTTGCCACAGGCAGTATATTTTTAGTGGACGGTGGAAGAACTGTATGAAAACTATTATCACTTGTGCCATCACCGGTGCTGTTACTAATAGAGAACAAACTCCCTATCTGCCAGTAACACCTGAAGAGATTGCTATAAGTGCATTAGAGGCTGCAGAAGCGGGAGCAGCCATTGTACATATCCATGTACGTAATCCAGAAACAACTCGGCCTAGTATGGATGTAGATTTATACCGAGATACTGTTGATAGAATTAAAAAACATAATACCAATGTGTTGATTAATTTAACAACAGGTCCTGGAGCATTGTATATTCCAAGCAAAGATAACTTATCACACGGAGCACCGGGGACGGTATTGCTTCATGCTATTGACAGAGTTAAGCATATTGAATTAATTAAACCTGACTTGTGCAGCATAGATTTTAATACTATGCATCAAGCCGAAAATGGTATACGTATTAATCATAAGTTAATAACTAGGAGGATGGTAGATCTTGTACAGCAGGCAGGAACAAAGTGTGAATTAGAAATTTTTGATAGCGGAGATTTTCGTATAGCACAGGAATTTGTGGCAGACGGAACAATCAAAGGAACTCCATTTTGGCAATTTGCTATGGGTATCAAATATGGATGGAATGCAACTCCTAATGCACTGATGTATGCTTACAATGAACTACCAAAAGGAAGTGTATGGAGCGCATTTGGTATAGGTAAACAAGAAATGCCAATGGTAGCCCAAACTATGATATTAGGCGGGCATGTACGTGTTGGTATGGAAGATAATATCTATACTAGTAAAGGTGTTTTGGCAAAGACTAACGCCGAATTAGTTAAAATGGCTGCAGATATTATAAAGCTATTGGGTGGTAACGTAGCATCGTCCAGTGAGGCAAGGGAAATATTATTTTGAAAAGGTTGACATTTGTTTTGTTTGAGTATATAATATGTGTATTGTTTAACAAAGCAGGAGCAAAAAATGGCTAAAGTAGCAACCAAAACCCGTGTAACTAAAAAACAAGTTACAGCACATCGCACCAAAGCGGCTAAAGATTATAGTCCCGTATGGGATAATGTAGAGTCCATGGATGCTAACCAATTTTTGCGCCATTGGCATGGTGCTATGGAATATTACCGTTTGGAATTTAGCGGCAAAGATTTGAAGCCAGCTATTATCAAATGGATGACTAATGTTGGTTGTACAAAAGAAGACATTGCTGCCTTTAAGAAAACTAAAGATAATCGATGCAATGTCACAATGGGTGCTATTGCTAGTTGTTTGAATCGCGGCATGCCTGCCGTTCGTGAAGATTTTAATGATGGTCGAGATACAAGTGCTTGGTTGCGTAAAGCAATTGTCGAAGTAATTGAAGCAGGCAAAAACGACAAGGAAGATGAAGTTGTCGATACTAAACCTGTAGTAGCACAGCCTACCATTCAAGAACGTGTGCGTGAAGCATCGTATCGCATGACCGAAGAAATTGAAGATGCCATTGAAAATTTCCAAACAGATCCTGAGAATTTTGATCCTAAAGCATTTAAAATGCTCAACTTGCTAAAAGGCAAAGAAGTTAAGGCTGCGCATGCTCGAATTATTAAAGAGTTGTATGCACGAGATTTGGCAGAACTTGAGGAACTTGCTAGCGGTAAAGGCGATGAACAATTGAAGGAAGCATATAGTCATCGTACTAAAAAGCAAATCCGCAATCTGATTGCATTTTATCAAGAAATTGCGAGTGCGTGTGATATGTTGGCACAAGAAGCCAAAGTTAATCGTGCTCCTCGTGCTAAGAAATCAGTGCCCGTTGAAAAGCTGGTTGCTAAACTCAAGTTTATGAAGTCTAACGAACCTCTAAAACTTGTAAGTATTAATCCAAAGGATATTATTGGGTCTGGCGAACTTTGGGTGTTTAACACTAAATCTCGTAAGTTGGGCAAGTATGTGGCTGCAGAGTTTAATACATTAAGTGTTAAAGGTACTACAATTACGGGCTTTGATGAGTTTAAGAGTGTACAAAAGACTGTGCGTAAACCTGAAGAAAAACTCAAAGAGTTTAAGTCTGCAGGTAAGATTGCTCTGCGCAAATTCCTAGAAGAGATCAATGCTACAGACACTAAAATGAACGGACGCATTAACGAAGATACTATTCTTCTTAAAGTTCAGTAATCTAAGGCAAAACATGGATAAATACTCGAAAGAGAGTGTTTATCCATGGCCCAAATATTTCATATTGAAGACAATACCGTTTTTATTAGTAGTCTAACACTGAGTGCGACTCAAGGGTTAGTAACACATACCGGCAATTACAGTATTACCGGCAATGTTAGCATAGCAAATGATGCAACTATTGGTGGTACCCTTAATGTAGGAACACTTAAAGTTAAGAATTTAATTGCAGATAATAATTCCACAGACTTAGGTAGTTGGGTTTCTACCGTAGATTCTGAATTAAATGGCAAAGGTTTTAGTTGGTCTCATGCAACAGGGCAAACTCAGCTAATATATAGATCTGGTGGAAGATTATGGGCCAATGCCAATTTAGATATTGGCTCTTCTAACACCTACAATATTGATAATATTCCAGTGATTAGTGCAACAGCACTAGGCGGAACTATTACAAAGAGTAATTTAACTAGTCTTGGAACACTGAATAAACTGTCAGTCGCTGGAGATACTACTCTAGGCGATTTTATGTTTGTTAATAGTACATTTAATCGACTAGGTATAGGCACAGAAGAACCAAACTTTACAATTGATATATTAGACAATAATGTTAACATTGTTATTGGTAGTCCTAATAACGGAATAGCACACTTTGGAACAAACAGTAGCGACGATATTGCTATCATTTCTGACGGACTAGAGCGTATTACTGTTACAAAAGGTGGCGAAGTTAATATAGGCAACCCAGCGAACGGAGGCGCGGTATTAAACGTCTATGGAACGTTAAACGCCACTAGTGTAGTTACTGATAGCAGAATTGATCGTACACATGCATTGCAATTCTTAGCAACAAAGGATAATAGCATATATGGTCTTGGTTTAGTTTGGGCAGGAGCGGGTGCGCCAAGACAGCTAATAATGTCTAATTCTCCAGATAGATTACATTCTACAGAAAGTTTTGATATAGCCGCAGGTAAATTTTATTATATCGATTCAAGACCTGTCTTAAGTTCAACAGCCTTGGGCGCCGGAGTTACAACTAGTAGTTTAACTACACTGGGAACATTGAAAACATTGTCAGTAGACGGCACAACTACATTAAATGATTTAACAGCAAATCAAATAACCATCGGTGAAGGAATCAAATTAGTTCAAAATGGTATCAATTCTGAAAATCAAATTAAATTAACTAGTCAAAATAGTGAAGTGCTTTACGGCGATATCAACGAAATCAATATTGGTGATAAACTTATACAAGCTAAACCAGTTAAAGTTTTCGGACCTTTGAGCATTAACATTAATAATCCAGATCCTACATTACAATTTAGTGTTAACGGAGATGTTAGTTTAGGAGGGCGTAGATTTACATCAGGAAAAACTGCTCCAACATCTGGCATATTCAATGCTGGAGATATGTGTTGGAATTCTGAGCCAAAAGCAAGTAGCTACATTGGTTGGGTTTGCATAACTCCTGGAACTCCTGGTCAATGGCTAGGCTTTGGAATGATTTCTAATCAATAAACTTGACCTTGTAATCATAAACCTATATAATTAGTATATGCGGCCTTAGGCATTCATCCCGCAATATAAATTCTGCATGTCATTGTTAACAAGGAGACATAACAATGGCAACACTACAACCGGTAGTATACAAGTATCAAAGCACAAAAGAATATGTGGACGCATTTCCGTGTGCTTACAGACAATGGCGAAGCGATAGTCACTGTAACCTAATTCATGGCTACAGTTTTTCAATGAAGTTCTATTTTGGTACCAATGATTTAGACGTTCGTAATTGGGCGGCTGATTATGGTGGGCTGAAAGAACTCAAAAAGATTTTAGAAGATCAATTTGATCACACTCTTATTGTAGCAGAAGATGATCCAGAAATGGAAACATACAAGTTGCTACAAGAAAAGAAAATGGCAAAAGTAGTAGTACTACCACGTTTAGGCTGTGAAGGCCTTAGTGATATGCTCTACAAGTATGTCAATGGAGTTTATATTCCAGAGATGTGGGGCCCGGGCGAGGCAGCACGTTTGTGGTGCTATCGTGTAGAAGTTCGCGAGACACAGGCTAATATGGCTTTTAGAGAAGGGCATCGTGAGTGGAATGAGGATCTTCTTTCATAATTTTTGGCGTAGTTGGGCCAAAGCATTAGGTGAAAAAGCAGGCAGTTCGGACGCAGAAGCGGATCGAATTGCTTGCATTCGTACTGTAATTGTGTTATCATACATACTTACAAACATTTTTATAATCTCAGGCGTCATAAGGCATTGGTAATGAAACGTATAGGCTTTGCATGTAAATGGATCGACACTCCTGAACAAGTCAACGGTATTAAAGCAACCGACGATGCTAAACAATACAACACCGGTACAACTACCATAAGTTGGTTAAATAGACAGTCGAAGGACGTTGCAGAGCAAAAGCTCTGGGATCTAATGGTCCAGAATCTGGCGGCTACAAAAAAACTTGTAGGCCGTGTAGGAGAACTTAATGAAAATCTTAGGATGGTCCGTCTTAGTAGCGACATTCTTCCTGCTTATACCGAGCCAACATGGAGTTATTTTTGGCAACGACCCGATGTGGTTCAATATCTTGAACGCAATTTTATCCTTATTGGTGATAGTGCTCGTGCAAGCAATACCCGTCTTAGTATGCATCCTGGTCAGTTTGTTGTTCTGGCTAGCATTAACGAAGGCATTGTCGGACGAAGCATAGATGAATTTGAATATCACACAGATATGGCCCGCTATATGGGTTTTGGAAAATCGTTCCAAGACTTTAAAATTAATGTCCACATTTCAGGCAAGCAAGGCCCTGAAGGCATACGCAGAGCATATGCCCGGCTCAGTCCAGAAGCAAGAAATTGCATTACAATTGAAAACGAAGAAAACGCATGGGGACTAAATGACTGTCTTGATATTAGCGATATCGTTCCTATTGTGCTCGATATTCACCATCATTGGATTCGCGAAGGGGAGTATATCTCTTCGACAGACGATCGTGTTAAGCGTGTCGTGGATAGTTGGCGTGGTCTCCGCCCTACACTTCATTATTCTGTATCTCGTGAAGATTATCTCGTCAATCATGACACTAATCTAGCACCTGATCACGCACAGTTACTTGTAGATGGCTACAAGAAACAAAAACTAAGGGCACACAGTGACTTTTATTGGAATCACAAAACTAACGAATGGGCAATAACTTTTCTAAACCAGTTCGACATAATGTGCGAGAGCAAGGGAAAAAATCTCGCCAGCATGGAACTGTACAATCAAGCCAAAAGCTATCTCGAGAACAACTAATACACAGGTTGGAAACTCTTAGGGAAGAGCTAGAAGAAAATCCTAACCTCGACGAAAAACGAAGGGTTAGGATTCAAGAAGATATGGCTAACTATTCTAGCCAATTATCTAAGTTTTAATTACTCTGCTTTAGGCTTTTTAGGCGCACGTGGCTTCTTAGCCGCAGGTGCTTTTTTAGCTGCTGGTGTCTTTTTGGCTTTAACTGGCTTTTCAGCTGGAGCTTCGACTGCACCGGCACCTTCTACAGCTAGAGTAACTGGAGCAACTTGCGTTGGAGCAGCAACAGAAGCCTCAGTACCTGCTGGCACAACTGTTAAAACTGATTCATTGGCAGATTCAGTTTTATAAGGTGCTTCAACAGCAACTTCTTTTGGTTTTCCTACGAAAAACTCTTTGATTTTTTTGAACATAATATGTTCCTCCTTGTGGATTATTTATACTGATAAATATCATTATGTACAACTTTATTCGTTATGTTAGTTTAAATGAAGGCCATGCTCCTAAGACACTAGAGCAAGCAATTCTTCCCTACAAAAAGGACGAATTGGAGCCTGCTATATCCGAAGATACTATGAAATATCATTATGGAAAACTGTACAAGGGCTATGTTGACCGTTTTAACAACGGCGAAGGCGATGCAGACTTCAATGAAGCGGGTGCGTTTTTACACCATATTTTGTTCACACAATACCAAGCACCACAGGCATCCAATCAACCCACAAATATTGCTGAAAATTTTATCAACAAATATTTTAAAAGTTTTGATAAATTCAAGGATGATTTCCAAAAAGAAGCAATGAAAATACAAGGTAGCGGTTGGATATATTTGGCAAGTGATGGTACTATCAAAACAATTAAAAATCATCAAATAAAACTAGATATTGTATTGTTAATTGATTGGTGGGAACATGCCTGGGCATTAGATTACCAGGCTGATAAAAAAAGCTACCTAAATAACCAATGGAAAATTATCAACTGGAATATTGTCAGCTCTAGAGTTGGTCTACGGTCTTAAGGCTACTGGCAGGAATACTCCATACATTCCTACTTTCAACGCCTTTACTTTGTGCAAATTTTTTAATATCGCATTTGCTGCATACATGGTAAACATTATTTGTTAATCGATTAGGATCCATAGATCCTTTATCTCGGTTAAACACTTCTCCGCAACAATCACACTGAAGTACCAATACAGTCTTATTACGACTATAAGTGTGATGTTTACCACGTTTACTAGTTCTCACGTGTTGTGTTTGACGAAATTCAGTGCCTATGAACATCATGTATTTACATTAAGATTATAAAAATCTTTTGATAAATACTCTATCGAGGGCAATCATGATCACTATTTCCAATTCAGCCAAGCTAAAAATACTAGATCTTTTAGCAGAAGAAAACAATCCCAATTTATTTTTACGTACATTTGTCCAAGGCGGCGGGTGTAGTGGATTTAGTTACGGATTCACTTTTGACGAAATAGTAAATGAAGACGATTTTGAAATTCCGCTAACAGGCAGTTTTAAAGTACTTGTAGATGCAATGAGCATGCAATACCTCACAGGTGCAGAAATAGACTATAAAGAAGAATTAATGGGTAGCACATTCAGCATAAAGAATCCTAACGCAACTACAACTTGCGGATGTGGTTCTAGCTTTGGAGTTTAAATAAATGACACAAAATATTATTAATGTAGGTATTCAAGGTAACGACGGTACGGGCGATAGTATCCGCGAAAGTTTTACCAAAATTAATCAAAACTTCACAGAGCTATATGCTGTGTTTGGTGCCGGTGGACAAATTAAATTTGGTAACTTAGCTGACGCTCCTGGAACTAAAACATACCCTATAACAAACATTAGCGGAAACAATACAAAAGTTACGATTGTATTCAGTAATACAGATACATCATTAAGTCCGTTCACAGTGGGACAAAACATTATTATTAAAAATGTTGTTCCAAGTATATACAATGGAACATATGCTGTTACTGATGCTACTCCAACATCAGTAAAATTTTTAAGTTCAGCAAACACTAATACTATTACACTTGGTACAGTTTCCAGTACAGCATATAATGCCAACCAAGTTATTATGGCAAACAGTACAGGAACTGGACTTACAGCCAGAACTCTTGTAGGAACTGGAAATCTTACTATTGATGCCTCTAATAATAGTCAACTAACTCTTGGAATCAACAGTGACGGATTCTTATCTGCAACTAGTCCAGTTTTAAAACAAAGCATTAATGGTAAGGGTAATTTTTCTCTTGGAAATCTTGCTGATCCGACAGATTCACTTGTAGATAATTTTAACACTTACTACGGACAACAAGGATTTGCTCCAGTATCTAAAGACTCATTTGCAGTAACTGTTGGCTATGCAAATGCACATTATCTGCAATTAACAGATTCAGGTACATTATCTGGTCCTCTTAAAGTAAGAGATGAACCGCTAGTACCACAAATTAACGATGTTGACTACGATCCTACATTATCAGGTAACTATGTAGGCACTGAAGCAATTCAAAGAAAACATGCTGTTCGCCGAGATGGCGACACTATGACAGGTGCTTTAACTCTAAGCGATCACCCAAGTCCATTATCTGGTAAGGGCATACTAACTAGTTCTTCTGATTTACAAGCAGCTACCAAAGGATATGTAGACAATAATACATATTTTAGCGGAGTTAACTTATATGTTAGCGCCACAAAAGGTGATGATTTACAAAGTAATACGCCAGTAGGTAGAGAAGGTCGTGCTTGGCAATATGCTTATAAGACTGTTAGTGCCGCAGCATTACAAGCTGAAAATTTAATTAATCTTGCCAGTAATGAACCTGGTCCTTATCGCCAAACTATCGCTTATACTATTGGGCCGACACAATATCAAAGTACAGTAATCAATAACACAACAGAAACACTTCCTTGGTTAGTTGGGCTTACTCCTGGTGACGGAGTAGATGTAGGTATTACTGATACCGCATACCTATTAGAGAAAAATAAATCATTCATTCAGAAAGAAACAATTGCATATTTGAATAGAAAATATGTTAATGAATTTACACTGGATGTAACACAATGGTCTAATATTATAGAAAATATAATAACAGGTGTTGGATACGATTTAGTTTTTACAAATTCTACTGGTATATTAACAAACTATAATAGTGTAACACAGACTAGTTTACTTTTTAACGAAAAAAATGTTGGTCTTGTAGACAATTATTATATTCAACTAGTAGATGCGATTAATTTCATTAAAACTCAAGCACAAGACTTTTCTTATAATGTTCCTGCTGCCAGCAATTACATTGACCAAGTTATTGATGCAATATGCTATGATTTAATATTTGGTTCAAATTTTCAAAGTATACAAGTAGGATTACTTTTCAACGACGGTGCAAATACTGATTTAAGTGCTACCGAAATTACCGGAGCCTTGATTAATTTATCAAATATAATTACACAGACTGCAAGTTGGAATAACGGTGTTACTCGTTCCCCTAGTAGCATTACTGTTATTAAAAATTTAATAACAACGATTAATTCAATTATTTTATCTGGAAAAATTCCAGATCCTGTATTTCCTGACTTATTAGTTACTGCTACTGGACAAACAAGTGCCAAGTATTTGTTAATCAGTAATATACCATTTTTACAAGCAGAACTAGTTTCATTTATTACAGCGAATTTCCCCAAAGTTGAGTATAACAGAACTAGCTGTGAAAGAGATATTCAATACGTGGTATGGGGATTAGTATATGATATGATGTACGGCGGTAATAGTCGTACAGTTAATTCTGGATTAAGATATTGGTTATACAGTGGCACTCTAAGTATTGATCCTCCAATATTTTGGGAAACTATTTACGGATATTTAGGTACACTAGTTGATGATGTAATCAACAACCGAGCACCTGCAAAGTTTTATCAACAAACAACCACACAGTATACTAATGAAATTTACATCGAAGGTGGAACACAATCCAGTGGGCTAGCTGATAACATTGCTTCATTTATAAGTATTATCGGAAGTGTCGGTGGAACACCTTCTCCTGCAAACTTGATAGGAGAGCCAGACACTGTAATAATTAGTGGCGGATCAATAACTGTAGTATATCCAACAATTGCCAATGCTGGTTCAACATTGCAGAACATACGTTCACAAATACAATCACAAAAGATTGGAGCTAGTTTTACAGGTAACATCAATCCAATTATTGGAAGTAGTACATCAAGATTAACTATCACTGGCGGAATCACAGGTTCAATAGGAACTTCTGATGTTATTGCCGGTGTAGGAATTACCAGCGGTACAAAATTAGTATCTGGTTCAGGAGCAAGTTGGGTTGTTAGTAATAGCCAAACAGTAGTATCTGAAAGTATATCTACTGGATTAATTTCTGTTACTCTTAATTACGTAGATGGAAACTATTCAATAATTAACAGTCCGGTTGTTAATTCTGTAACTACTGAATTATTTTCATTGATTACAACTTTCTTAGAAAATGGAATTAGTAGTCGTCCAACTGTAAGTTTGGTAAACCCAACGGGGTTATCAACTGATAGTATTAATGCTAAAAATACTTTGCTATCAAATTTAGCAACTATTAAAACAGCATTTACAACTTATATTACTGCTCAGTACCCAACAACTGTATACGACGTTGCCCTTGCACAACGAGCAATAGGTTATGTTGTTGAAGCAATAGCATACGATTTAACTTACGGCGGTAATACAGCTAGTGGTGCAATTGCCCAAGAATTTATTGCATGTGCTGGTGCAATCGGACAAGGTTTAGAAACTAAATTCTCTGATGCAATATTATCTAGTACTGGCGCAACAATTACTAGTTTATTAAATGCCAACCCTTCTTCATCAATTATAGATCCATTAGTTAGTGAGATTTCAACAATTGTTGGGGCATCTACAATTACGATAGATTTAGTTAATAATGTTAAAACAATTATTGCAAGAACAACTGTAGGACAAATTGTTACTGTTCAAAATTTCTCAGTGGTACCACCAACAGTTACTAACAACTTATATGGATCTGACTTTGTTAGTGCGCAGACAATCATTAATAATAACACTGCAATAATTACCGATAATACTATAAATTATTTAAGAAATACTTACACAGGCGGCTTTAATTATAACGAAAGTACTTGTTATAGAGATATTGGATATATCTTAGATGCCATGGTGATCGACCTGTTAGTAGCTGGAAATTATCAAAGTATTAATTCTGGATTGTCCTATTATAAAAACGCCAGTGCGAAGAGTATTGCAATTGGAACTCAGTTGACTGAGACGTTAGACGGTTTAACATTTGCATTTGGTGACGGAGGATATGACGGAACTAACAATACCCTTGGTCTAGTATATCGCGTTCTTAACAACTCTGCTATAGCAAGATATCAACAATTGGTTCAACCATTTCCTGATTTAACAAAGAATCCGTCAGGCCCCGCCGTTGACCAATATACAAGCAATATTGGATTAACTTTAAATATTATTAAATTAGGAGTTAGCGCGGCTCCAACTCCAAATTATGGTAGTGGATACTATAGTGTAAAATTTAGTAATGGTGGTAACGGTTATGTTGATCAAGGTATTCCTGGAGATGTACATATCATACCTGGAAAAATATTAGTTGGTGTTAATTCCAATGCATATGGCTTAATTGTAAACTATGCTCCAGGTACTACACTTCCTTATGACACGATAAAAGTTCATTTAACACAACCTGGATTCTTCCAAGTAGGGGAAACTCTTGATTACGGTGAAGTAGTTAAAAATTTAAACATTACTATTTTCCTTGAAAGTGGTATTTACTACGAGCATTATCCAATTCGTATTCCAGCAAACGTTACCATCAGCGGTGACGACTTCCGTAGAACAATTATTCGTCCGTTAGATGCTGTTAGCCAAAGCCCTTGGAGATCAATATTCTTCTATAGAGATGGTATTATTGATGCATTACAGATTGGATTAATAAATTATGCTGGTACTGACTACGCATCGCAAGCTGCTACATCATTAACTCTTGGTAATACCACAGGAACATTTACAGTAACTTTAGGCGATAATGTTCAAACTTTACCAACTTGGGTTGGTTTAGTAATAACAGAAAATGTATATGCTGTAACAGGAGCATCGGTTAATACATCAACTAATGTAGTCACTATGACATTTGTGCCAATTGAAGGCAATACAATGCCGGCAAATCCATATGTTTCTGGCGATAATATTGTTGTAGAAGGAATGACTCCTACTACGTACAATGGTGTTTTTCCAATTAGCACAATTAGTGTTAATAATAATACAGCCACAGTAACATTTGTTAATTTTAAAGTTTCAGCTAGTGCTGTTATATACGGTAATATTAGTACAGGTAAAGCTGTAGTTGATACAGTTAGTGGCAACATAATGACTTGTACTACAGTTTATCCGTTTAGTAAAGTGCAAACTCTTGCTGCAAATCATTGGCATATGTTTAAAACTATTAACTACGGACGTCACTACTTAACCGATCCGTTGGATATCACTAGTATTCCAAAAAATAATAAAGAGATGGATGTATTCTTGTGTAACGATGCTACCCGTATCAAATTGGTAACAATGCAAGGGCATGGAGGATTCTCCATGGTATTAGACCCCGAAGGTCAAATTAAAACTAAATCACCATACGGTCAAGAGTCTGCTAGTTTTAGTGGAAGTATTAATCGAAAACGATTTGCCGGGGGACAGTTTGTTGACGGATTTTCAGGAAGATTGTTTGGTACTATTGTCGGTATTGCTAACAACGGACTTCAAATAACTGTTCAAGGATCGGTAAACAGTGGTTTGGATATAAGACCTCCTCAAACACCTTGTGCGTATTACTTGCAAGGATATAGATATCAGATTAACGACGTAGTTAGTTACAATAGCTCAACAGCTACCGCAGTACTAACATTAGATGTTAGTACCCCTTTTAATCCAGCTGATATATACAGTAGTTCAACCTTTGCAACTAATTTAAATTATATTATCACTGGTGCAAAATATGACATGGTGTTTGGTACAAACTATAACAGTATATTCCAAGGTCTTAGATATATTGCTCCTCAGCATATAGTTGCAACAACAGCATTAACTTTTGTTACTCAGGGAATATATTACACTCGAAGTCAACTTGATTTACAAAGTATACAATATAGTAACAAAGTAAAAATTGATAACAGTTTACAAACAGTTAATAATATATTAATTAACGGTGTAAATAGTGTACCAACTCTTTCATTTACCGATCCAGTAGCGGGTAATACTGGATGGTTGAATAGTACACCATCAACATTAACAAATTTATCTAATGCTAGACGCATTATTGCAGCAAATAAAAAATTTATACAATCTGAAATATCATCTTGGATCTCTAGTAACTATGTCACTAATAGTTTACTTAATTACAATGCTGTAAAAAGTCAACGAGATACAGGTTATATTGTAGATGCTATTTGCTACGATTTATTATACGGAGGAAATTCTGCTGTATACGATCTTGCAAAATTATACTACGACGGTGCAAGTCAGTTAGGTACAAACCAAGAAGTTTGTATTGCATCCTTTGTACATCTAAACACTGTATTAAAATCAATTATACAAAATATAAGTGTGACACCAAGTTCAGGTAATTTGGTGATACAAGATACTACAAGTTATACAGCTGCTACCGCAACAGAAGCTACTACAGCTGGCAACTTAATTAGTTTATTAATTGATTATGTCGAAGACGGATTATTTGATGATACATTTGCAGCAACAATTACTACTGGATCAACAACTATTACGTTGTTATCGTATAGCCCGTACCTGACAAATGGTGCAACTATCACTGGGACAGGAATTGTTTCAAGTCCAGCCACTACTATCAGTAATATTAATTTTACAGCAGGAACAGCTACACTAAGCCAAGCTGCAACTAGTACTAGCGTTAGCGTTGCCGGAAATAATTATGATGGTTCGATACTTAAAATAGTAGGAGCTCCTGCTATCACACGAGTTGTTCCAATAATTACTAGCCAAGATGCACTGGCGCAAGCAGATTTTGCCACTATTAGCTCTGTTGCTAGCACAACTATAAGTGACACAGTAAATTATATTAGTACTGGTGCTGGCATTGGAATTAATATTGAAGGCGGCGGAAACAAAACCATGCTAAGTAATGACTTTACACAAGTCAACGATCTTGGATATGGAGTACTAGTTACCAACGGTGCTGGAGCGGAAGCAGTTAGTGCGTTTACATACTATAACTATGTTAGTTATTGGTCGTTAAACGGTGGTCAAATTCGAAGTGTTGCTGGTTCGAGTGCCTACGGCGTTTATGGACTAAGAGCAACCGGTAGTGACGTTACAGAATTACCTAATGCTGTAAACTTAGCTAACGATATGGTTCAAGTTGCTCGAGTATACAAACAAGGTATTTACTTAGCAACTCAAACTACAGCAACTAATCAAAATTTAACAGTATACATCATTGGATGGGAGTACTTACCACAAGGTACAAGTGAGTTAGAAATTGATCACACTGCTGTCGGCGGCGGTATTATTCGATATTTGATAACCACAGTTACGCATACTACAGTTTACATAAATCAACAAAATGTCTTGGCTTTAGGATTAAGTACTACAGGTACAAATAATACGGCAACCACTGGACTAGTATATGCATTGTATGACGGACAACAGGTAATAATTCGTCCATTACAAAATCTTAAATTTTTAAATATCACCAATGTTAAGCCTGTAAGACCTAGTACTGCTTTACAATACAGTAGTAACTTAGCCGACATCTATCGTATTATTAGTTACGGTTTAACAGAAAGTACCGGAGAACAATTACCACCAAACGTAGCGGTATTGACTACAGACAGCAGTTTTTCATATTATAAATTTGTCGTTGATAATACTAGTATTAAAAATGCCGATCTTGTTAATTATAATGCTCGTGCATTTGTGGCAATCAACGGAACCGGCAATAGTACTAGTAGTACAACATTAACCGTGAACAATGCTGTTGGGTCTATTGCTATAGGACAAACATTAGGCGGTGTTGGATTCAGTAATCAAACTGTTTCAAATGTAGTAACCAATGCATTTACTTCAACCGGATCAGTTATTAACTCTTCTGGTCAATTACAAATTGGTGCACTGGCTACTGGAAGTATTTCTGTTGGTCAACTATTGTCGGGCACTGGACTTACAGGAATTTATATTACAGCATTTATTTCTGGCGGTGGTACAGGTAGCGGAAGTTTCTGGCAAACTAACTATACAGGCACAGCAATTTCTGCCGAAGCAATTAACGGTACTTCTTATACAGTAACATTAAGCGGAGTACCTGTACTAACTCCGGTTGGTACTGTAATATTTTCAGCGCAGACACAAGGATACACACTAGGTGATAGTAAGATAGCTGTATTGTCTATACAAAATACAGAAGTCTTAAATCAAATCAATCAAGGAACGTATCTTACAGGATGGGGTGGAAAAGTATTTAGGGTAATAAGTTATACACAATTAGTTACTCCTTCTACTGGTTTATATAGTGTGAGTAGTTCAGGTACTACTTTGATTTTAACTAGTTTTGCAGGTAGTGTAACAGCCGGGCAGATTGTTACCGGTGCTGGATTTGATGGTACACAATTTGTACAAAGTTCAAGTTTAGCAAGCGGCACAATGACAATTGTGCTAACAAAAGCACCAGCTTCCACTCCATCGGGAGTTATTAGTATTGGAGTTAGTTCGAATGCATTTTTAACTATTGATCCAAATAGTGTCTACAATTTATCTAGTACAGGAACTTCAATTCCTGCTATGACATTTAGTAGTCAAACATTGCAACCAACTAGTAATACTAGTAAGTATGTTACTTTTAATATTCCTTATAGCCCTGGTGCTGTGTTACCTCCAGTTGATAGCTACTTAACTGTTGCAAATCAATCTAATACAAATTATAACGGAATTTATCAAGTAGTCGGTGTTACTAATACAACACAGATAACCGTGTCAGATACATCTAATTTGGCAAAAGGTATGGTTGTTAGTTACCTTAATATTTCATTATCCGGTGCTGCGCTTACTAGTTTAGTGGCCAGTAGCCCTAGTGTTGGATATGTAACTATAAACTTTACAACACAAACTGGAATATTGTTCCCAACGGGAAGTACAGTTATTGTTTCAGGTATAACAGGCACAACAGCTTATAATAATACATATACAGTTACATCAGGAGGATATAGTTCTGTAACATTTGCAAGTGCAACAACTGGTGCGGCTACATTAACCAGTGCAACAATAAGTTCTCCGTTTGCAAATATTTTACCAAATCAGACTATCATTCAAAGTGTTGATAGCTCGACACAAATTACAGTAAGTCCTGCGGCTTGGGTTCAAGCAGGTTCACAAATAAGTGCTAGCCTAGTAGCCACAATGGCTAGTATTACTGTAACTAGCGGAGGATCAAATTATTCAAGCGCACCTTCAATAACCATTGGAACTGTAAATAGCGGTGGTGCTACAACCCAAGCAATTGCTGTTCCTATAATGGCCGGTGGCAGTATTCAAAGCGTGACTATTGTTAGTCCTGGATACGGATATACAAGTTTGCCTGATATTATTGTTGGCACTGTAGCTGGAGCAACTCCTGCTATATTAACACCAGTGCTAACTTCTACAGTTACAATTAGCACAGTTGCCAGTGCAGGTGTTAATAATGTTCAAGCTACGTTGTTATATCCAACTGATCCTGGAACTAATGGTAATGCAACAACACTAACAGCTACTGGTAACTATATTACTTTAAGTACCGTTGCTAATTTAACGACTGGAAATCAAATTACATTTACTACACCAACAGGTGGAAGTGCATTGGGTAACTTGATTTCAGGAACAACATATTATATCTTAACTGTAAATTCAGGTACTAAACAAATTACAGTAAGTCAACAATATGGAGGAAGCACATTTGCGGTATTGGCGGTAGGTACCTCAACTGGATTAATGACTTTCTTTAGCCCAGCATATGGATTTGGAACTAACATCACTAGTATAACTTATACTAGTAAGACATATAATTCGGTTAATAATAATTATTCTGTAGTACTTGGTTTCTCAACTACTACAGCTCCTACAATCAATGCATATTACTATGTCACTGGAAATACAAATAGTTTATATAATGGTTTCTACAAGTGTACCAATAGTTCAGCAACCAGTATAACATTAGAGTATCCATTTGATCCTGGAGTATTCAGTGTAGCAACAACTACTACGATTGCAAAAGAAGTAACTAGTGCTACTAGTAACTATTTAGGTTTAAGTAAACCATTCCCTGCCACAGGAGTAACTAATTTACGATTAGGATATCCTGCTGGATCGGGCGGACAGATCACAGTTAAGATTAGTACCAATCGTGTTACAGGTCATGACTTTTTAAATATTGGTACTGGCGGATATAATACTAGTAATTACCCAACACAGATTTACGGTAATCCAGCTATTCCGTTTAATGCAAGTCATCAAGTACTTGAAGAAACTGTTGGTCGTGTGTTCTATGTAACCACAGATGAAAATGGTATTTTCCGAGTAGGTCGTTTCTTCAGCGTTGACCAAGGTACAGGTACTGTTACATTTAGTGCAAGTATTGCGTTGAGCAACTTAGACGGTTTAGGATTTAAGAAAGGTGTTGTTGTTGCAGAATTTAGTACTGACGGCACAATGGCTCAAAACGCTAGCGATACTGTTCCGGTTGAAAGTGCTATACGAACATTCTTTGATGCTAGATTAGGATTGACATATAGCGGTAGTCCAACACCTGCAATTAACTTAATTGGTCCAGGCTTCTTAGCATTAGACGGTACGCTAGGTATGAAGGGTAATATTAATGCCGCAGGCTTTACTGTTAGTAATTTGGCAAGCCCTACATATACTACCGATGCCGCCAATAAAGCATATGTGGACGGATCTAGTGCTGCATATAATAATCTATATAAAATGTTAGATGTTGCTATCAAGGCAACAGCAACTTACATTAGTATAGGAGTTAGTGGATTTAGTCCGCCGGTATATGTACTAACAGTATCTGGTGTATTTGGAACTATTTTACCAGGAATGATTCTTTCTGGAAACGGTTTTACCGGAGGGCAAACGGTCCTAGCTGTTAACATTACATATACAAATCCTGCGCTAGGAGGTACTGGAACTGTTACTATTGATGCTAGTTACAATACTACTCCAAACGGTACTACTCCAATTGTTTTCACAACACAAACTCAAAACGATTTATTAGTATACACTGGTACAAAATGGGTTGCTTCTAGCACTAGTGGTGGAAATGTTAGTATTACATATACACCAGGAATAGGCGGCGCTACTGGGAATTTAACAGCTAGTATTAATAATTTAACCATTACCAATGCGATGGTTAGTGCAACCGCAGGTATTGTACAAAGTAAATTAAGTTTAAGTGCCGCAGGAACATTGGCAACTAGTACTAGTGGGACAGGAACTAGTGGTGCAATTGTACAAGCTGACTTAGGCCTTGCTGTATTTAATAGTAACGTGTTTACCAGTACAAATGGTTGGATTAATTTACTAACCAGTACAAGTACAACTAATGGTATACAGTTGAGCAAACTAGCACAGATAAGTGCTGGATCAGTACTGGCTAACCTAACAACAAGTACCGCAAGCCCGACAGTGGTAAGTCCTAGTGACGTAGTGGCGGCGGCTGGAGGAGTTGTTGATAGTTCGTTTAATTCTAGCGGTGTAATGACTGTAACTTATGACAATGTGACTACAGATAATAATACTTACGGTGTAACAGCAGTGAGTGTAACTAACGCTAAAGGAGCTATTGTAAAAAGTAATGCAACTGACGGAAGTGTTGACGTTGCTATATTAAAAGTTGCAACGTATCCGATTATAAAAGTTGCAGGAACTACTGTAAGTTTCAGTACACCTGGAGCAAGTACTAGTTCTACATATTTTATGACCAGCGTAGGAACTACTGGTAGCGATACTACTACAACTACTTACGGAACATTTGATACCAGTAACGGAACTCTTAAAGCAACATCTATTACTACAGGCGATACACTAACAACTGGTAACATAACTGGTAATTATCAAGTACAAGCTGGTAGTACCATTGACTTGTATACCTATGGTGGTATATTAAAATCTGGGACACTAACAACTGGTTCAGATACCAATCTTGGAACTATTACAGGTATTTGGAGTTTGCATGGCGGAAGTCAACTACAGGCCACATACAGTGACTTGGCAGAATGGTACCGCGCTGATGCAGAGTATGCTCCTGGTACTGTGTTAATTTTTGGAGGTGATGCAGAAGTTACAACTACTACATTAATCAACGATACTCGTGCAGCTGGTATTGTAACAACTGATCCAGCCTACATAATGAATAATGAACTAGAAGGAACAAGAGCTTGTCTTGCATTGGCTGGTCGGGTACCTTGCTTAGTTGTTGGGCGTGTTAAGAAAGGAGACATGCTGACTACAAGTGCAACTCCTGGGCATGCTGTCAAAGCATTAAATCCAACACTGGGCGCAATTATTGGTAAAGCATTAGAAGATAAAGATTACAGCGAAGCTGGAATCATCGAAGTTGCCGTAGGGAGAATATAATGTCTAAACAAAATATACTAGTTGGTGCAAGTGCAAATGACAAAGCCGGGGATGCTATACGAACCGCTTTTATAAAATGCAATAATAACTTTGATGAGTTATACGCCAGTTTAGGAACTGGTGTAGTGCCAGCTCCTGGAATAGGGGACGCTAATAAATTATTAGCTGTTAACGGATCGGGAACTGGTTACTTACTGATTCCTGATGCGTTTGGTAATGCTGTAATTACATTAGATGCTAGTCCTCCTGGTAATCCTAGTCAAAATAATATATGGTATGATGATCAAAGTGGTAGGTTATTTGTGTACTATCAAAATCACTGGGTCGAAGCTAGTCCTCCTCTAAGCCAATGGAAGGCAATTCCTCCCGAGCATGCAGAAGGTGCTAGTGGCGATACACAAGGCGAATGGAGTGCAGATGACAACTATTATTATTTCTGTACAGCAACTTGGCAAGGCCTGGGCACACCAATTTGGCGCAGAATAGCATTTGATAATAACAATAATTGGTAATAAGGACCTATAATGACTATACTAAGTTTTCCAACACCTACATACCAAGGGCAAACTTTTTTTGCACAAAACGGAATTACCTACACCTGGGATGGAGAGAAGTGGACTGTAGAGGGTGCGCAAGCTGGTAGCATTGGTTACATACTTCCTCCGGCTAGCAATAGCAGATTGGGCGGTGTTACTGTTGGTACAAATATCAATGTGGACTTAAATGGTGTTATCAGTATTCCCAATCAAACACAAGCTGATTGGAATGAAACTGATTCAACACACATTGACTATATTAAAAACAAGCCCACCAATGTGAGTACTTTTACCAACGATGCCAATTATATTACCAGTACTTCCTTAACATGGAACAACATCACAAATGCACCTAACTTTGCTGTGTTACCTACCAGCACAGCTGGTTACTTGTACAACAATGGTACAGGCACATTGAGTTGGAATACACCTAGTGTTGGAAATGGATCAACCTTAGTAAATGGTGATTATACAGTAAGTCTCGGCGTAGATGGATACCTAAACCTTCCTAACGGATCGGATGGTCTTGGAGCATTACTACAAAGTGCTAGCCCTATAAGAATTAACAGTAATCAAAATTTTTGGACTTTTGGCACAGATGGTACTACAACATTGCCGGGAGGGCTTGTTATTGGTAATTCTAACGATAGACTAACTCTCAACGGCAATTTTGAAATAGGTGCTTATAGCAATAACACTAGACTACAACCAACTCAAACAGATGCTACTGTAGAAATAGCAACACTAAATTCCAATGATGTTATGGATCCAAGCATTTGGACCTTTGGCACAGATGGTTATCTAACATTCCCTAATGGTACATTGATTGGATCTCTAGAAGGCTCTGCTGGTATCTTTGGTCCAAACGGAACAGATTTTTTAATCAATACTCGCTTTGATAACACAGGTTCTTATCAGGCGTGGACCTTTGGCACAGATGGTGTATTGACAATGCCAGACGGCAGTCTTGGTGGTAACGGTGCTATCAATTTCAACTGGGAAGGATATAACTGGGCCAGCATTTCCTCTTCGGAAAGCACTTTGAATTTATACAGTTTAGATGTTGTAGGCAATGGACCAAAGACAAATGTTAGGATTGGATATAATGTTGAACTAACAACTAATGCGCTTGATACTGCTTACACTTGGACATTTGATAATAACGGCTCATTAACAGTTCCGACCAAAACATGGAGCAAAACATTTTCTGCGGTACTGTTGCCAGTGTACGGGTTTGCACCAGACATTGGACCATATGGCGGCGATGCTTGGACCTTGGATGTGACCTTTACCGCAGATGCCCATGATGTGGTATCCACCACAGTGGCACAGATATTCCCTATACAAAACAATCCAGGTTATAAAACTGGTGATACTTATACCTTTACTGAAACCGCTCACGGCATAGCTGGATATACTCTTACTATTGTATTAAACAATGTAGAATATCCTGGCTTTGCTGGATGGACCGCAAATGTCGAGTGTAGTGCGCCTCCTGTAAGTCCTTCAACTATCAATTCACTCAACGCTATTAAACTTACATCTAATAGTAACGATTGGACTTTTGGAACTGATGGCACTTTGACCGTACCAGCCGACTCAACTATTAAATCAGCCTCTGGTAATCTTAACCTGTTTGCCACTAACAATGTCAATATTGAATCTAAAGGTCATACCTTTGTGTTTGATACCGATACAGTTGGCAGATTTATCATGCCACCAGGTGGTGTTATAGCCGGCAACGGTTTGAACATTTTTACAGGCAACATAGACACTGAAGTTGGAAACTACTGGGAGTTTGGCACAGATGGCACACTGAGCCTGCCCAATGGCACTAATATATACGGAGATGGAATATTCCAGGCCGACGCAGTTGGCGGATTTGAATTAAATTCATTTACTGATAATATTGGCGGTGGCAAGAAAACATGGACCTTTGGCACAGATGGCTCGCTAACATTACCAGAAACTTCCGCCATAAACATATCCGGTAGTAGTGGTGGATTTTTTGCAACTGGCGACACTGATTTTAATGTGGACCTTAATGGGAAACACTGGAGTTTTGATGCTGGTAGCGGACAAACATACTTGCCATTTGGACTAACTGTTGCTGGAGATATTTCTAACAGTGAAGATTTGGTATTAAAAGCTGGTCAAGAAACTTGGACCTTTGGCACAGATGGTACAACAAAGTTGCCGGATCAAAGTATTATTAGAACACAAACCTGGGGTGCATTCTCACTCAAATCAGACAATGCTGACATAGTGATAATGACAGATGTGGACAATTCACGAGGTTGGATCTTTGGCGTGGGTGGTAATTTGACATTGCCCGCAAGCGGTGTTATTAAAAATAGTGATGGTAGCACATATGGTGGCACCACATACACACTACCAGCAGCTACATCAAGTGTATTAGGCGGTGTTAAGGTTGGCTCTAATATCAGTGTGACATTGGATGGTACTATCAGTGTAGCCGCTCCATTCAGTGGCAATTACGATGACTTGACTAACAAACCAACTTTAACTACAGGACCAAAAGGCGATAAAGGCGACACAGGCGCTACAGGCCCACAAGGACCTGCTGGTAATGCCACTGGCAGTATTTTGGTATCAACAAATGCCAGTGGTGACGAAGGTGGAGAAGTCGATCTAGCAAAATCACCAAATTCTAGTCTAAGCGGCAGTCAAGTTGTTATTGACCAGTATATCGATAGAATTAGATTCTTTGAAGCTGGTGGCACAACTCGCGGCGCTTATATTGATCTTTCACAAGCAGCGGCCGGTGTAGGAACACTGCTAAACAATCGTGTAAGTGCTTTTGTCAATGCTGGTACATTTGTCACAATGGACAATATCAAAGCCACAGTGACAACCGGCGGTCAGCGTGGATTGAGTTTGGCCACAGTATCCGGAACAGCAACTTGTTATATAGGTGGTACTTATGGCTCGGGTGTCGGTTCTGGCGGAGCATCTGCTGGTTTTTCAATGACAACAGCCCCAAGCGCATCAATTTTTTCATGGAACTTTCCCGGCGAAGGTGACGTTGCAACCTATGTACTGAATTACGCCTACACCAAAGCCTATCGCATTACTGTGATGATTGGTGGCGCTTACAACAACAATATGATTTCAATTGAGAGATTGGTATAATGAGACAAAACTACACAGCGTTACGCAACAGATTCAATGTTTAAAAACGGGTAAATATACTAAAGAGAGCGGATTATGACAATACCAACATTAAAAGAAATAAAGTTAGGAACTTATCCAAACGACGGTACTGGAGATGATTTACGTACGGCATTTCTTAAAGTTAATGATAATTTCAAAACCTTATTTGATGAAGGTGCCGTACTTAATGGAACTAATCTTGGAAATGGCGCGGCCATACTTACTGGAAAAAATACATCTAATTTAAATTTAGAATTTAAAACAATAACAACTGATACCACTATAATTGTAGATACAAGTAATAGTAATCATATACATTTATCATCAGTTACAAAATTAGAAAATGACAGTACTCCTAAACTTTCAGGTAATTTAAATCTTAACGGAAATTATACCTACGGCGGTGACACACATAGTACGATATATGGTTTAGATTTTCCTGTCTCAAATAATATTTTATCAACACTACTATCTAGCAATCGTTTAGATTTAGATCTAGGAACAATTACATATCCTACAGGATTTCAAAATTATCCTAAAGGCTATACTATCGATTTAAATGGCACTGGAGTTCTTAGTGGATTCAATAATCCGCTAGAAAACGATTACGATTTTGGAGAGCTAGCTCGTACCGAAGTTGTGCCAGTTAGTACCACAGTAACAACTGCTAGTTTAACTTCAGTACAAACTATACCAACTAACAGTGAAACAGTTATAACATTATCTGCACAGTCAGATGTAAACGTTTGGTTTTCAAATAATAAGTTTCGCCCAAACATGCCAGGTTGGTATAATATATCTTATTCTGTAACATTTGCATCTGGGTTAGGAACAGGTTCAATGTATGTAAAAATTTTAAAAAATACTAGTTCTGTTCATTTAAATGAAAATCAAGTTAATACAAATGTTAATAGAACAGTACCAATGTCTTTTCCAGTTTATCTAAATGGTATCAACGATTATGTATCTTTGGCAGCTTTTACAAGTTCTAGTTCAGGACAAGTTTTACAAGCAAATGCCGGAACTGTTTTTTCTGCTGTTTTAATCAAGTAAGGTTCATTCATGCTAAAAATTTGGAATAAAGAATCGGGTTATAATTTTGGAGTTCTCACAGAAGAACGCACCGTAAATATTCCATTGCCGGTAACAAATGATTCGGGAGTAAATTATAATGTAATCTCTGGTAAATTGCCAGGAGGGTTATATATCAAAGGAAATCATATTCTTGGTAGCCCGTACATTGTTGCGTATTTTACTAAATTTGAATTTTGTATAAGAGCGTCAGCAAGTGCTAGTAGTAAAAATAGTACCTTTTCTGGAGGTGCATTTATTCCAAGAACAGTTGTTTCTGGAACATTTTTAGTTGGTATGAAATTGTCAGGAACTGGTATTCCTGCTGGGACATATATTACATCCGACCATCACAACGGAACATTTGGAGTTAGCACTACAGAAAACATCAATTCTGTTAATGTTACTGCATCCGGTTTTGCGGACAGAACATTCTTTATGTCAATCAATAGTAATCATCGTCCAACATTTATTACATCTGCTGGAAATTTGCCTGTTGGTCCAAACAAACAATTTTATACTACAGATCAAACCTACATAGAATATCAATTAGAAGTTATAGATTTAAGTATTGCCACAAATAGAGAATTACGTTTTTTTATAGCCAGCGGAGATGGAAGTTTACCGCCAGGGCTAACTTTAAGTAATTCTGGACTTATCAGTGGATATATCTTGCCCATACCAAAGATAACTGGAACTAATAGTTTAATGAATGTTGCTGACGTTAGCGGTGATACTAATAGTTTTAATAGCTATCAGTACGATACCGTAATGTTTGATTACAATATCCCGGCATCAATAAATCATTCATTAAGTTTAAATTATCAGTTTAAAGTAACTGTAACAGATGGTGTTAGTAACGCACAACGAATTTTTAAAATATTTGTTGCAGGAACAGACGAATTCAGAGCCGATGCAACTATTTTAGATGGTCAAGCCGATGCGTTTACCGCAGATAGTACCTATGTAAGAAACCCCCAGTGGTTAACAAATAGTAATTTAGGAACATTTAGATCTAATAATTACCTTACAGTACCTGTAGCATTATATGATAATACCGGTGTAACTTTTAGAAAAGAACCAACTAACCACGAAACATATGCTGTAGCTTATCAAATAAATGGCCTTGATAATATTATTACAAGCAATCATGTTACAGTAGATAATGTGTCAGTTGCTCCAAAAATTGGTCAGTGGTTTACTCTTAATAATTATGTTGAGGGTGCGTATGACCATTTATATCAAATAATACAAGTTGATAAATTAAGTAACACGCGATATAGATTAACACTAACATCTAATCTATTAATTAGTATTCCAAATAATACAGCATTTTATATAGGAACACTATGTAAATTTCCTACCGGAGTTGATTTTGACCCGCTAACAGGAGATTTATATGGAATGGTTCCATATCAACCCAGTGTTACAGAAAAGTTTACATTTACAATTACAGCAACCCGAATCGGCGATAGTAGTGAAGAATTAGTTAGTAGTAGCAAAGAGTTTAATTTAACTATATTAGGAAGTATCCATAGTCAAATTACTTGGATTAGTCCACGTAATTTAGGAACTATTCCTGCAGATTATATTTGCACACTTCGTCTATTGGCTGAAACATCTGTGGCAGGTGCAAAAGTTACGTATACAGTAGTTAAAGGAAGTTTGCCGCCAGGAATACATTTAAAATTAGATGGCGAGCTAGTTGGCATACCGAATCAATTTTATAATGCAAATACAGATACACTAGGACTAATAACATTTGATTCTAGAACTACTACATTTGATAGAAATACTACCACAGTAGATAGAACCTATACATTCAGTGTCGAGTCTGCAGATCAATATGGGTACAGTGCAATTACTAAAGAATTTACAATTACAATTAGTAGCCCTAACGATATTGTTTATAACAACATCACAGTAAGACCATATTTGATTCCTGAACAAAGAGATTTATTTAAAAGTTTTATTAATAATCCAACCGTATTTACACCATCAAGTATATACAGACCAACAGATACAAATTTTGGTATGCAGACATCACTAACAATGTTGGTATATGCTGGAATAGAAGCGCAATCAGCTGCATCTATTGTTGGGGCTATGGGCTTAAACACTAAGCGTAAACGATTTCAATTTAAAAGTATACAAAAATCAATAGCTGTAGATCCAGTATCTAATGAATCAGTATATGAAGTAGTTTATATACAAATGGTTGATCCTCTAGAACCTAATGGAAAACATTTACCATTATCAATTAGGTCCAATAATTCTTCAGAAAACATTACTGCAGATATAAGCAACTCAATTTGGCAAAAAGGATTTGAAGTTCATAAAGTACTAGACGAACATGGAAAAATTGTATTAGATCCGCACACGTTCGAGCAAGTAAGAAATCCTACAACTTTTGAACAATTTGAATTAGACTCTTTAAAAGTTAATGCTCCGTTTGTTAATCGGCCTGATTATAATATCACAGTAGACAGCACAGGATATCAAACCAATACGCCCGAGCCTAATACATATTTCCCTAGTAGTATTACAAATTGGCAAGAAAGAATTAGCACAGCTATTAATAGCTATACTGTAGATGGAACTCCTATATTGGCAAAAACTGAAAGAAACTATTTGCCGCTATGGATGCGGTCCATTCCAGCAGGACAAAAACAACAACTAGGATACATACTAGCTATACCACTATGTTTCTGTAAGGTTGGAACAGCAGATACTATTTTATTAAATATCAAACATAGCGGTTTTGATTTTACCAAAATAGATTACACAATTGATAGATATACAATAACTTCGGCGGCAGGATATACCGACGATAAATATCTAATATTTAAGAATAACAGGATAACAGTATGACAAGCCAAATAAATTACTCAGCAATCAATGTAGCATACCCGGTAGCAGGACAAGATAACGATAGCCAAGGTTTTAGGGATAATTTCACAGCAATCCAAGCTGGACTTGCAGAAGCATCTGCAGAAATTACACTGTTACAGACTAATGGATTAGATGTTACACAGCCTGTTAATCAATTGCAGGGTACAATATTTAATAACGGATTGTATTCACAATTCAATGGTGTATTCTATAATGCAGGCACTGTTGGTGCGGGCGGCGCATTAATTAACGTAGATAACGGTCCTATCCAACAAGTAACACTTTCAGCTAATGCAACTTTAACTTTTGAAAATTGGCCCGATGCTGGAATGTGGAGTACTGTTAGACTTATATTAACCAATAACGGAAGTCCAAGAACTGCAACACTGTCTACAACAAATAACGGAGTTTTAAAAACAGCTACCGGGTGGCCATACGGTAATAATCCTGTTACTGTATCCCTTCCTACTACCGGAAAAGTAGAAGTATTTGAAGTGTGGACTGTTGACGGTGGGTCCACTGTATACATAAAAAATCTAGGCGAATACTAATGCACCCACTTTCTGGAAATTTGTCAGAAATTAAAGACGGAGATCTTGAAACTAAGATCTTTGATCTTACCAAAAAATATTTTATGACCAGCAATCCCGGAGTCAAACAACAAATAAGTTTGATGTTGGATACATATAATGAAGAATTGGGCAAACGCCGACAAGCGACTCTAGAAAAAATGATGGAAAACCGGGATAAAAAACTTGACAGCTTAATTAAAGTCAGTTAAAATGTAGGCTATGCGCCTAGACAAATTTGGTAATCCTATTTTTAATACACAAGATATATTTAAGTTCCTTTATCAAGGAAAACTAACCAACCTCAAAGATCTAACTGTAGACTATACGGAAGACATGGAGCAGTTGGAAAAAACTGCTGGGTTTACATTTCAAAGATTTAACGATCAGTTAGACTCTATCAGCATTGAGGATTTTGATCAAGCACTTCAAAGTGATTGGTTTATGCCGCCTGAGTATAAAGACTTTGATGTAGAAGAATGGTGTATTAAACGTTGCACAACTAACCAACAAAAAGAACGTGTTTACGACGAAATGGAAGAATATCGTAGTCGTAAAATGATTCCATTGCTACAATGGACTAAACATTTTGTGGACACTTGTAACGAAAATGGTATTGTTTGGGGAGTAGGTAGAGGCAGTTCGGTGGCTAGTTTTGTGCTATATTTACTAGGTGTACACCAAATAGATTCTGTCAAATATAATTTAGACTGGCAAGAATTCTTGAGATAAGTAGTAGTATAATTAAGGAGATTACAATGGCTAATCAAAAAACAGGTATTTACAGAACGGCTAAAGGTCGAGAAGTAGACATGGGCAAACTAATTAACCAAAACGAGTTACAGCCAGCTGTGGGAAATATGAAGGTAAATGCTAGGGGAGATAAGTTAGGTCCCGGCGGCAAAATTATATCTTCAGGAATTCCAAGTCAAATAAATTTAAGTAGGCCAGCACCTGCTCCAGCACCTGTACCTGTGGCAACACCCGTACCTGCACCAGTTGCTGTCACAAGTAAAAAAGATGTATCTGATATGGATCCGGAAGGCAACGAATGAAAGTAACAGGAAAACTTATTCCAGTCCGTGATAATATTCTTATTACGGACATGAATTTTGGTGAACAAATATCAAAAGGTGGTATTTTTATTCCAAGCGACGATGGGAAAAGTGAAGGCGTTAAACACCGTTGGGGTCGTGT